ATTGTCAAATACACCTGTATGACTGATAATAGTCGCCGTGTTAGTTAATTCAGCACCAACCGCTTTTTCAATACGTTGTTGTTGTAAATCTAATTTAATTTCTTCATCAGAGAATCCTAATACGTGTTTCTTAGCCCAAGTTACAGAAACTGGTGCAATACCTTCGATTGCCGTTACTGCATCTTTATATAATAAAACTTTTTCTTTCCAAACATCAATTTTTAATAAATCGGCCTGTGTTGATGGGTTAGTTAAACCTAATGTAAAGTTTGACAATTCATCTTCAAACCCTAATAAGAATAAATGGATGATAGCTATTTTATTCATTTCCGCAATCATAGATTTTTGAATTCTATTAATTGTTCTTGCGAAACGGATATCTTGTAATGATAAATTCTTACCATCACCAACAACTTCCTCAAACCCTAAAAACGCTTTAGGAACTCTAAGGGCGGTTAATAATTTCTTTTGGATGTATTCAATATCGGCAATCTCCGCTAAATTCTGTGCACCTGGTAGAGTCTCAATTGGAGATGCTTGAGCAGGGTCACGTACAGGAATAAAATAATCTTGGTCAACCGCCATTTGATTAAATCTCATATCAACATTACCTGATTGACTATCAACAACCTGACTACGTTTGAATTTGTTCGCAACACGTTGTACATACGACTCAACATCTTTATCGTCCATATTACCTACAAAGACTTTAAAGACACGTCTTTCAGGGGCTCTTGAGGTACGATAGATTAACATTGCGTCTTCCGATAATAATAATTGTTTCCAAATACGTCTCGCTTTTTCTAACATAGAAGTACCATAAGGTAATTTTCTATCATCACCTAATAATCTAAAGTGGGCAATTTCCCATGAATTAAATTCCATGTCTTTAGCCTTCCACTTAAATCTTAAACCTTTATTTTCTGCGGGTTCCTCGACGTTTGCCGATTTTGCCGCCATACCTCTTTCAAGTCGTTCAATCTCAATATTTGGTAATTGCATACATCCAACAATACCTTTTTCAGCATCTAATTTTAAATAAACAAAATTATCACCGTATTTTGCGGTATTTCTTGTCCACATCGGTAAATTAGTATTGATATCTAAAACATTATTAAACAAGTCAATTAAGATTGATTTAATACGTTTAGATTCTGAATATATTTGTAACATGTAACCATTTTGGTCAACAGTTGTTGATTCTTCACCGTAGATATCTAAAGCCGCCGAAATTTCAGGAGTATATTCCATTGATTCATAATCATAGAATGATGCTAATCTTGTTGGTTCATAATAAACCGCTTGAGTGTATAAGTTACTCTCAATTTTAGTCCATTGATTGGCTAAGTAATACGTTTGTTGAGCTTGTAATTTTTCTTTATCGTATTCCTGTTTTGATGTCGTTTTTAATAACTCAGTCTTGTCTAACTTATATGTTGGATAATCTTGATTTAACAGGGCGTTAGGACCGAAGGCTTGAGATAGCCTCTGCCAAACTGTAAATTGATTATTTTGATTGTTTTCCATGTAATAAATTTAATTCTAATTATCTATAATTAAATAGTTAATTTTGTTTACCTTTCTTTCCATTAGGGTCACCCTTTTGTTGGTTTATTTTATTATCACCACCAGGTCTAACATTACTAATACCCTGACCAGGTACGTTTAATTTACTACCATTAAGTTTGTTCCCCGATTTTTTTCTAGAAGTTAGTCCCATGTGATATTTTATTAATAAATATTATCTAATACCAAATAACCAACCGTACTTTTGATAATCTTCTTTAGACATGTTCTGATTATTATATTGACCTATTCTTTCTGACATGTGTGGTATAACAGGATTAAATTCTAAATTTTTCGCAACTTGGTCATTATTGCTAACCGCCCAAGACTCAATCATTGCCTTAGTATGTTCGACAACTTTAGTTAAATTACTAAATGACGACTCAGCAACATAAGTTGCCATGGCGACTGACATAATTAAGTCATCATGATGTCCTTTTTGGTGGTCAGGACGACCATTAATGTAAATGAAAGTATTCATTTCATTGAAAAGTCTTGAACTGTAGATTTTAAACCCATGTCTCATCCCTTCTTCAAATGAAGCAATAATTTGAACTCTTTTATTATTAAAATTAATTCCTGGTATTTTTTCATGGGACTTAGAATCGTATTTCCACTTATTAGCGGTGTCAACACCATCAACATATAAGTCTTTATAACCCATTTCCTGTAATTTTCTTGAGGTGGAAACTCCCATTCCACCTGTGATATCAATCACAATAAAACATGAATACATGTTGGCCCATTTATAACAAATTTCCGCCATAGTATCAGGAGGTAATTTACCAACATATTCCGCAACTTGTTCTCTTTCGTCAAAATCAATGATTTGGAACGAACTAAAGTCTTCACTATCCCCACGAGAAACGTCGACCCCCATAATGTATTTATGTCCAACGACAGGTTCTTTCCAAATCCACAAAGCATTACCCATCATTTTATTCTTGGGTTCTACAATAGAATTTTCTCTAATTGTTTGTAACATTTTAGAATCAAATACGTTATCACCTGAACCTAAGAAGTTACATTCCAACTCCTGAGATACTTTACGTTTATCATATTTTAATTTCTTAACCATCGCTTCAAACCAAGACGAGCAAGGTTTATAACCTTGATTCATTAATTCTCTCAGTTCTTTATAATCTCTTTCGTGTGCGGGTATATGGGACCAACTGAGTATATCTTTTTCACTGTATTCTTCTTTATTTAAAAGATAGTGAATCATATCGTCGGTTTTAACCAAATATAAATCTTTTGTGTAACGAGGGTCACGGTACCAATACATTTCAGAAATCCTGAAGTCATTCATATTCCTTAACGCTTGGTCGTATATCTCATAATAAATTCGGTCATAACCATTTGGTGTTGAGACTACGATTACTTTACCACCTGTAGATAAGGACGCCATACAAGCTGCCCAAAAATCACTGTCGGCCTCGATAAATGCCGCCTCATCAAATACAAGTATTGTTGGTGTAAATCCACGTAAGGCATCTTTAGATGTTGCAACGGCTTTAACCTCACTACCGTTATTTAGTTTATAATGTTTTTGTGAGTTTTTTTCTACCGCAAAATCAATACCGACCCAACTTGGCCATTGACTGATAAAAGCTCTAATCTTGTTAGCCATCTCTAATGACGTATCAAGTTTATTGGCTATTATAAGGATTTTTTCGGGTTTGTTTTTCTTAGCAAAAGAAAGTTTCATCGAAGCCCAAGCTGCGGTAACCGTAGATACACCCGCTTGTCGATATTTTAAGGCAATATTTTCGTTGTAATTTTCGTAATCCTCAAGTAATGATACTTGGTCAGGAAATAATTCTAACGGTACGTATTTAGAAACTGTGTTATCGTATGTTTGTAGATATGTTTTTAACGCATATTGTACGTCCTTATGACATTTTACGTACTCTATTAGTACCTGTTCTCTGGTTAAATTTGACATGTTTCATTATTTTGGTCTTGATATACCTAAACCACTTAAGAAATCATCTAATCCATCATCGTCATCTTCTTCATCATCACCACCACTTAACGCTTCTTCAGCATCATATTGTTTCAGTTCAGTAACGATTTCATTAACCATTCTCTGAATAAATTGAGTTCCTTGTGGGTTACCTGAAAGTATAAGTTTAGCAACTCTGAAAAATTCTTCAGCATTTAATTTAGAAAATCTCATAAATAAGTAGTGTTGGATATGTTTCATATCCTCATCAAACAATTCCATCGGGTAAGCCTCTAAGAATTTTTCCCAAAAAATTGGTCCTAAACGAGAATCCCAAATCTCAGCTGGTAAAGTATCCTCAGCCTTCATAATCATTTCTTGTTGTCTTGGGTCATCAGGTAAACCGTGAGTACCAAATATTTCATAAACACCTTTAACCAATTCATGAACTAAAAGTGGGAACGTCATTGCCCTCGCTTTTACTGTTGGTGGGTCTGTTTCGGTATCAACTTCTGATTGTCCCATTTGACCACCGCCACCGCCAGCCATTCCTTCCATATCAGGGAATAACCAATATGCGTGTTCCATTAAAGATTGCGACACGGTGTATAAATTCATTAATCTAGGGTCAACGTCATTAAGTTCTCTTGAAACTAAATTAAACATATGTCCCCCTTTGAAGGCGGCCCCTTGAATAAGTGAGTTAATAAATCTTCTTTTCGCTCTCTCCAAATCAAATGTTTCGGCATCACCCATAAACTCTTCGATTTCTTCTTCACTTGGCATTTCAGGTTCTTCTTGCATTCCTTGAGACGCTCCCATTGGTTGCATAACCAATTTAGCATCAAACTGCATCGCTCCTTCAGGAATACCCATTTCTTTAATAACTAAATCAACCGCAAGTTGTTCTAAAACTTCTTTGTTTTGCATTTGAATCGACACAACTGTTTGTAGCGATTGCATTGCGGTCATCATTAATGAATTTAATGGATTCGCTCCTTGGATTGCTCTGGTATCACCCATGGCTCTTCTAACTTTATCTACAGAATCTTTAAATCTTTTTGAGGAGATTAATTCAATATAATCCTTATCCATATCCATATTAGGGATTGCTGGAAAGTTATTATAAGGAGTCCCTTTGGATGTAATTTTTCTTTCAATACCAGGTTCCATTCTTTCAGGGCCTTCATAATCAATAGGAGCTTCTTTTAAGTTATTTTTTAACTCACTTAAAAGACTACGTTCACTATTAGTTAAACCTTCACTAACTAATTTTTTTTCTAAAAATTTTTTAACTTTTAGATTTTTTTCTGTATTTGGATTTAGACTCATTTTCTTACTTTAATTTAATTCCTAATGATTTAAATGATAACCAACTTGGTACCTTTGTTTTCGCTTTAGGGGCTGGTTTAACTCCTGGCTTAGGTTGGTACGGTGTTGCAGGTTTTGAGGGTCTTGTTGGGGTATCAACATCAGGTTTAACCCCTGGTCTTGATGGCGCCGTTTTAGTACCTTGTTCTTTAACTAAATTAAGGAATTCCTGCTTAGTCATTTTTGGTGTAATATGTTTTTCCACTAACTTCATAATTTTTTTCTCTATTTCGTTCTCACCAAATGTAACGCTTGGGGAGATGGAATTCAACTTATTTTTTACTCCACCAGCATATGCCGCAGAAACTTTATTAACTAAATTATTTAAACCGCTTTCTTTAGCTTCAGTTTTTTTCTTTTCAGGTAACTTTTTAAAGTTTGTTTTATCGGCAAATTCTTCAGCCATTTTACACCATTTTTTTTGTTCTTTTGTTTTACCATCACCGCATTTGGCGAAGATATATTT